AGTATAGGTGGGCACCTCCAGCGCCCTGCCGATTCTTCCATCACCACATCCCAGATCGACCACTGACTGAATGTTCCCAATACTGATGACGGTGTTCACAAGATCGACATAGGGCTTCGCCTCTGTCGATAGTTCCGAACCGGGGCCTGATCCAGTTCCCCATAATTTGCGCGCATAAATGTTCTCGAATGTCCTGACGGAATCCCTGATGTCCCTCTGTAGTTCCGTGAAATGCTGAAACACCCGTTTTTCCCGGGGAAGTTCCCATTTCGGTGAACCGTATCCGGTTTTTCCGGTGGGGATGTGTTCCTGTCGGAACAGTTTCCCCTGGCATCGATGAACGATCATCGGCTGATCCTTCGCCAGACCACAGACGAAGGCGGTTTTCAGCCACGGCGCCGGGCCCAGACAGTGCCACAAGTTTGGGTCATCGAACGCGGCGAAAGCCACACGCCATGTGTCCTGATCGCCGAACATGTGGCTGTAGTAGAAGTCGGAGTGCTGATTCATCCAGTGGGCCAGAATCAGAACCTTCCAGATTCGGCGGCGATCGAATGCCAGCTGGCCACCCTGAATGGCTGGAACAGCTCCCGCCCCGTCAGGCCAGACCGATGGCCACCTGACCGTGTTGTAGTTGCCGGGGAGATCAGACCAGAACAGGAATGGATGCTGATCCAGCATGGCCATCAGGGGCGCCGGGTCCTCGACACAGTAGGCGTCAGCATCCAGATATAGAACCCGTTCGAACCCGCAGTGAATCAGCGCCTGTAGTTTCTGTTCCCACCCGCGCAGAATCCGGGCCGGGGCATGGCGAACGGAATGGGCCAAGGAATCGATTATTTCAAGGTTCGGAATTCCCTGAAACAGGCGCCTATCCAGTGGCTCATGTTCCCCGCGGTGCCATATCTGAATGGGAAGCATCGAACCGGTTTCGCGTAGCATCCGGCAGGCAATCACCAGATGTTCCTGGAACTTCCCGCCGCCCACCATGACCAGACCGGTTCCCTGGCATTTCTCCGGTGGCGGCGCGGTGGCGGCCAACTTGATGACCAGCTTCAGGTTTTCCAGGTGTTGAAGGATTGCCGGTTTTTCGTGTTGCCAGTTTTGTGGCTGATCGCCTTCAGGGCGCTGAATGGGGTCGATGATTCCGGACACTATTTCGCGCATCAGGTGGATTCCGCGGGTGAATAGTCTGGGCACCTGGAGCATATCCTCCACCGATCCGTGTTTCCTGTCAGGACACACGAACCATGCAGGCCACATTCATGGCGGGCACCACATCCACATGCCGGGCGTTTTTCCAGTTCCATGCCCAGATGCCGGCATGGCACCTTCGATCTCTGTTTCATGATTGCCAGCTGGGCCTTAGCCACCCTGAAACGATGAGTCTGGCTGATGCTGGTTTCCAGCCACTGGATGACGGCGCCGCGATGTGGTAGCCATGCCGTGGTGGTCTGTTTCCAGTTGGGCGGAATCTGACCGTGGTATCGCAGAACACCAGCATCAGCCCAGAGGATCACCCCCATGGATGCCGCGGATTCAACGATATCCTCTGGATTCATGTCAGTTAGCATCCACAGAATATAGGGCTGGATATTTCGCCGTGAGTGGTGCCTGGTTCAGTCGGTGGCGAACAGAGGCAGGTTGCCGCGCATGGGTATTCGTATGTCACATCGTCGATGACAGTGACCTTGCGGCATCCCTCATTCGGAACCCATTCCACTAAAAACGAATCCCACCACCAGTCACATACGCAACAAGAACACCTATCACCATTAGATTCTGATATGCAGGGAACTTGAACTTCTTCCCCGTCATAATCGCCGTTTCTGCCCACTTCACCGCAAGCACAGCAAGGTTCACTGGAACCATCGCCCCCGCCACAAAGATCGATCGGAATCCATTGCCAGTTGCTATTTTCTGCGACATACTCCCACCTGAATAGGCAATTATTCTGGGTGCATTGGCACCCTTCGCCACCACCACAGCACCCGCATGGTCCTATGTTCGTGGTGGTCATCAGCAGATCACCCCGCCTGGAATGCTGATGGTGGTTTTGGTCACCACGATTTCACCGTTGATGCACTGCACATCCGTGACCACTTCGATCTGGAGCGTACCAGAACCGCCACACGATCCGGCGCCAGACTGCGAACCCGCGGAACCTGATTCGACCGAACCAGAAACCGAACCAGAAACCGAACCGGATTCGACAGAACCAGAAACCGAACCGGATTCGACAGAACCAGAGACAGAACCAGAAACCGAACCGGATTCGACCGAACCAGACACGGAACCAGAAACCGAACCGGATTCGACAGAACCAGAAACCGAACCGGATTCGACAGAACCAGAAACCGAACCGGATTCGACCGAACCAGAGACGGAACCAGAAACCGAACCGGATTCCACAGAACCAGAAACGGAACCGGATTCGACCGAACCAGAAACTGAACCGGATTCGACAGAACCAGAGACGGAACCAGAAACCGAACCGGATTCCGAACCAGAAACGGCGTAATACTCCGAACCCGATTCGCCTGATCCTGATCCGGATTCCACCGAACCCGATTCCGATCCAGCCCCGGCGGTGATCTGGATGAGATACAGGACTTCATTGGAACTGGTGAACCCGGCGAGTCGCCCCAGATACCGTTTCACTGACGGCACATCACCGTTCACATCACGGATGCGAATGGTGGAATGATCGTAGTAGGTGTTGGTGCCGGGGTAATACCGAAGCAGTTTTGCCGGATAGGTTCCGTAAGCGTCAGGAGTGCTGGAGGTCACCCTGACCGGGTGAACGATGGGCGCTGAACCGCCCACTTCCTGTTCGCCACCGGCCACCCCGATAGATGCCAGATTCCCTGATTCGTAGGCCAAGAGCATTTTGGCCAGTCTGGCCATGCTTTCGGCATCGATCATGTAGCCAGCCATGTTGGTGATCCTTTACAGGCTGGGGAAGGCTACGCGGGGATAGATGTGGAAGGTGGCGAAAGTTCTGGTTCCGCCCGGTGCTATGGCGTAGCCAGCGGCGTCAAGGTACACCGGATTGGAGACAGGAACACCCGCCGCGGTGACGATGTCCACCGGTTGGCCTGTCGGATCATTGGCATCAGTCTGGCGTTTCCCCTTATTGGCCACCACCCATGCCCACCCATCAGGCCTGTATTCGAATGTCAGTGACCAGCGCCAGTAGCTGACACCGTTCTCATATGCCAGGCTGGCTGATACTCCGTTCAGCTTTGCCAGCCCGGCGCCGATCACATAGGGCCCCACGGTATAGCTGGAACTGTTCAGGTAACCGATTGCCCCGATCCATGCGGCACTGGGGGAGTTCACGGAATTCAGTCCCACGGTGATCGTGGCCCCACCGCGTTGGATTTCAGGAACCGGGATAAATGGATCACCGGCGCTGTTCTGGATGGCGTTTCCGAACCTGTCCGTCTCGACGGCCCATGGGAATGTGTTCGAACTGATGGAATAATCCCGTGGGCGCGACAGTGGATTCTCCACCCGGCTTGCCGGCGCCTGTCCCTGTTGCTGGGTATCCACTGCCGGGTTGCCGGATGGGGCACTGTTGCTGGCCACCATGTCGGTGTTGTAGCTGTACTGGACTGTGATTCGCCACAGTTTCGGGTCACCCTGATCCTGAACCGGTGATATCGATATGGCGTAGGCGTTCGCGTCTTCAGGGTGGGCGGAGAATATCAGCGGCAGTGACGGATGGGAACCGGCATAGTATGGCCCGTAGGTGTTCGCGTCAGTTTTGACCAGAAAGACTCTGGTATAGGTTCTGTTGAACTTGGCGTCCACGCTGGCCTGCCGGCCTTCGTGAACCTCTGTGAATAGTGTGTAGGCCATGTTGATTCTTCCCTATGGTTTCGGCAGGGCCATGATAGTTTTCCACAGATTGGCCTTGTCAGCGGCGGCCACCAGTTTATCGAGGCGGTCGATCTGATCCTTGTTCTGTTTGGTGGCGTTGTCGATGGCCACTTTCATGAGGGCCGGAAGATCACGCTGTTCCCCTTGGGCCTCCAGGCGGGCCCTGATGTCCGATTCGATCGCCGCGGCTGAACCGGCCACCATGGCCGCGGCTGGTTCGGCGGCCTTCGGCCCGAACTGTTTCAGGAATTCCTCGATGTCACCACCCACCCGGCGGCGCATACCAGCCAAGAATCTATCGCGGTTGGCTCCCATCGCCTGACCAGCTTCAGCCAGGGCGCTGACTATCTTCTTTGCGAATCGCTCCAGCGGGGTGGCCAGATCAGCGAACATCTTGTCGGCCTGATCCCGTAAGTTTTTCTGAAGCATTTCCTGCTTGAGCGCCGATTCTTTCGCGGCGTCACCAGCTTTGGCAACGGCGGCGGCGTTTTTGTCTATTGGTGGCGCGGCGCCCTTCGCCGCGGCGGCCAGTTCATTCATGGCCTTGGCCGCCTGATTCAACCCAGCGGCATCATCCTTCGCCGCCTGTTCCCGCAGTTTCCTGAATGTGGCGGTGATCTGTTCCGTATTCGTTCCGGCGGCAAATCCTTCGGCCATCAGCTTGTCGGCCTGTTTCCTGGCGGCCTCGATGTTGGCTGGAAGGGCGGCGTGTTCTTCAGCTGAGATCAGGCCCCTGGACAAAGTGGACCTGCCACCCATGAATCCCGTGGTCCAGAACTTGGTCTGTTCGAGAAACATGACTTTGGCTTCGGCCAGAACCACTCGCAACAGTTTGGCCGCGTCACTGAAATTATCCTTGAGTTCAACGGCGCCCTTCGCCAGTTCCTCGGCGATCATGAAAGTGAGATCACGGGCGTATCTGAAGGTGTTTTCCAGTCCCTTCGCCCTGTCCTTCGGATCGATCACCGGCAGGAATGTTTCGGCGATGTTTTTGACGATCGACAGAATGGCTTCCATGGCCCCACGGAATCCGGCCAGACTCTGGGCCGGGTCGAAGACCTTGAACAGTTCCAGCCCGATATTTCTTAGCATTTCCGTAAAACTGGCTTGGGCCTTCGCCAGTTGGTGTTCGACCGTGTTTTCCAGTTCCTTGGCGGCATCAGCCACTTTCTGGCTGTTGCTGGCATCGAATACGGCATCCATGGCGGTGGCGGTCAGGACAGTTCCGTTGCGTACCATTTCCATGGCGTCATCGACCGAAAGGATTCTGCCGGTGACCACGGAAAGTTTCTGGGCCAGCTGTTCCATTACCGGCAGGCCAGATGCCTGAAGTGCCTTCAGGGGCGCCTCTGTCGCCGCGGCGCTGGACTGTAGCTGATTGACGGCACCGATCACCGCGTTGAATCCTTCGGCCCCGGCACCCATGAGGGTTGCGGCGTTCCGTGTCTTGTCGATCACCTCCACCGCGGATTCGGCTGATAGCCCACCTTCCACCAGTGAACGGAAACCCTTGGCCATGTCGGCGAAGGGAACACCGGTGGCCATGGCGGCGCTGGAAAGCGCCTTCATGATGTCCTTCCCGGCCTTCATGTCACCAACAAGGGCACCCATTCGGATGCCTGCCGATTCCATTTCGGCGCCGAGTTTCACGATGGAGTTGGCCACCATCAGCGGTGTTCCCACGAATGTCTGGAACACCCCGCGAACCATTTCAATTCCCGCCTTCGCGTCAGCCAGTCCCTTGATCCCGGCGGCGCTGAACAGGCTGGAGGGCATCATTGATGCCAGTGCTTTTCTGGCGCGGTTCGCCACTCCCGCCATGGTGTTTAGGGAATCGGTGAACGATGCTAGCCCCTTGGCCGCGGCGGCACCGCCCCATGTGACGGAAACGGAGAGATTAGCTGTTCTGGCCATGTTTCCCCCCGAGTGCCTTCAGGAATGCCCTGGCGTCAGCCATGGTGGCCGGCCTTGATTCCTCGACCGGATCGCGAATCAGGAAGTCTGCCACCTTGGCATTCTTCGACCATGCGGCAGTGGCGGCCCATGCACCGATGGCGCCGCGCAGGTCATCACGGAATGGCCCCCACGGGTCCATGGGGATCAGGGCCATCCATTCGGTCAGTTCGGTGGAGGTCATGCGTTCCTCGATTTCGCCCACCGTCATGCCCAGTGTGGCGGCGATCCGGAACAGCATTCGCCGCATGGGCCTTTTTAGTTTTTTTCCGCGGCGCCCGGCCTCATGCCGTTCAGGTCCAGGCATGATTCCCATAGTCTATTCACGATTCCAGCGGGGAATCCTGAAACTGTCTGGATATCAGCCCCGGTGAATAGCAGGGCGCCGGATTCGTCGCACAGTGACATGATCAGCAGTCTGGCCCGAATATCCTGGAATCGGGCCGATTCGTCACTGGCCAACTGAAGGGCGTCGAACTGGTCACGCTGGCCGGCAGTCATCTCCCGCAGATAGACAGTGCCGTTCCATTCCGGCACCTCCACTGGGATGATTCGAAGTTTCGCCAGTCCCAGAATCGCCGCCCTATCCAGTCCCATGGTCACCCCCGGTTAGTACTTATCGGATCGCTGCATGGTCACAGTGTACCGAAGGGCATCATCACTGGCGCCGATTTCCGGACTGGTCACTTCGGTGAAGTATCCGTCATACACATACAGGTCATCGATGCCGGAACCAGGAAGATTGATCTGAATTCGGGTATGGGTTCCGGCAGTCAGTCGGCTTTTCATGGCGGTGTACTGGTTCGATGCGGTGGCAGTGTCATCCAGGAAGATCGTCAGCTGGACAGTCCCCACATCGTTCCTGGCGGGCAGGCGCTGGATGCTGGTATCAAACAGGCCAGTCACATCCGTGATAGCCTTGGAATTAGTTGAACCACCCACGCTGATCAGATTACTGATGGCGGTGGTGGCGCCGGGACTGCCAGCGGTCAGGGTGCAGACTGTCGCGGTCGATCCAGCGGGAAGAACTAGGGCCATGGTTCATTCTCCTAATAGGTGCCAACCACATCCACTGTGGTGATTCGTGCCAGTTCGTCCGTCCCATCCGCGGCGAACTCCGCCTGATCATTCTCATCGTCCACTCGCAGAGAATGAATGGTGGTTCCAGATACTACCAGCCTTGAAGGCGCCGCCTGAATGGCGGCCACAATCCAGTCAGCCACTGTCTGAGTCTGTAGCCGTGTCTCAGCCACCACCATGAACTGGACCCGTTCGGTATAGGTGGCCGGCGTTCCAGCCAGGTACAGTTCCCTGTTCCTGGCGATTCCCTGATAAACGACATAAGGAAGCGGGTTGTCCACCGGCGCCGATTCCGGTGATATTCCACCGGGAATGGTGGCGGCATAGCCTGTCT